TTAATTCTGGACAAGAACCATAATATTTTTTCCAGTCCGATTCTTGCTTTACCTTTCTCTTTTTCCCTGGAGGAGTTCTATATGACCAGAAATATTTTCTCCCAACATATTTTCTTTGATTGACCTTGTTGCTAATAAGATAAACAAACCCAAAGTACTCCCCAATATCATCGCTGTCAAAATCTCTGCTACCGTATTTCCACGGATTTTCATAACTCATAAGTACATCTTATATTATCTATTATTTATTTTGATAATAAAAATGCAAATAAAAGGGTGGTAGCAAATAAGCCCCCACCCCTTTGTCATTAAATCTATAAAATTATATTAGTCTGCTAAGCCAGTTCCGCCGTATCCATATTTTGGACCTGCACCAACTTGGAATTTTTTAGTTAGTCCCAAACCTGAAGGTGAACCAAGTCCTTGTACAGAACCACTACCACCTTTAAATTTTAATTGTGCTGCAGTATTTTTTGCCCGAAGTTTTGGTGAGGATGGAATTCTATTTGATGGAGTTTTACTTGGAGGGGTTCCAGGCTCTGGCTTTGCGTATAATTTACCACCAGCAATTCCTCCAGTTCTTTGTGCGGCATCAATATGTCTTTTAGTTGCTGGTGCAGTTCCTTCTTTTTTTGGATCAGTTCCACTTATTTTAGCAGTTACATTAATCCCCTTTCTCATATTTGATCTGACAGTTCCTATTTGTTCAGCTCTTTCAGTATCACCTTTTTTTGTGTGTGTTGCTTGCTTTCTAGCAGCTTTATCTCTTGGTGATGGTCCATTTCCTTTCCCAAAGTCCCAAGGAACATAAGCCTCTATGATAGCATCTTTCCACTCTTCACTCATACTTGACATAATTGCGATTGCTGATTCTTCATTATCAGCATAACCTTCATCAAGAAGATAACCCTTAACTAGGTCAAATAAATCAGTGTGGAATAATTGAGTGTCTGGTGTTGTTGGTGCTTGTTTTTTGGGTGGGGTTGATGCTGATTTTGCCGCTATCTTAGCCGCACTAGCTGCAGCATTACCTGAAGCACCCGTATATGTATTTGCTGGCACTGCAGATGCTGCTGGTGCTGGTTTTGCTGCTGGAGTTGGTGCTGGTTTTGCACTAATTAATGCAGTAGACCGTTTTAGACTTTCTCTACCAATTTCATTGGCTAATGGTGATCTTGCAGTTCCACTTAAAATTCTATTAGCAGAAGGTGATTGTGAAATGCTGGAAAGAGCAGCATTTCCTCTAATTTGATCAAGTTCTGCCTTATTTTGCCCAGGCATACCTTTCATCAGTGGGTTTGGAGTTTTTGGTTTAGCAAAATTATCACCATATTTCAATTTATTAACATCCATACCAGTTTGGGCAGCACCTTTCACATCTCCAGATTGCTTTTGCTTATTGTAAACTTCCATTCCACCTTTTATTTTATCTGCTGTGGAAGCATTAGCAGGAGAAGATGCTCTTGCTGGCGTTCCTGCAGGTTTTGTACTTCCTGCCGCTGGTGTTCCTGCAGAACCCCCAGAACCCCCTGCTGGAGGCGTTGATGTTGGTGTTGGAGTTGATGTTGGAGCTGTACCGGATGGTTTTGCTTTAATATCAGATGGGCCACCTCTTCCCGTTCCTTCCTTTGGTGAAATGTTTCCCAATCTCCCTGGACCGGGTTTTCCAGTTCCTTCTGAAGGTGGAATGTTTCCTACATTTGGTTTTGTAACTGAACTGGTTCCCCCAGCAGCTCTAGAAGCACCACTTCTACCACGAACTGTTTTTGTTTGCAATCCACTTTTAACAGATTGAGCAGCTGAAGTAACTCCTTGTTGAATTGCTTGACCAGCAGAAACAATAGGTTTCACTGGGTCAACAGTACCTCTCATATGCTGCCCTCTGACATTTCCACCTTGCTCTTCAATATAAGCTTCATACATTTCTTCCCAGGTATAGTCACTCAAGTCATAACCCTCATCAAGTAGACTATTAACCCACTCTTCTACCTCTTCCCATACTTGTTCTTCTGAGATTTCTTGGGGAGCATATACTTGTTGATATGCTTCCATTAAACCCCTAACTTCTTTTGATGTAAGACTAGACATTTTTTTATCAGTTTTTTTATATTTTTATTTATAAAAAAAAGGTCCCGAAGGACCCTCAAAGAACATCATTTGTAGAATTATCTATCCATTCTTTTCGATAATCATAATCACCAAAAAGGAATTCATCCTGTCTTGCTGCTTTTTTATAAGCATTTAGAATTTCTTGTTCACACCATTCATCATAGTTGGAATCCTGCGAAAGTATCTTTGGTAACATCTTGTTTAATTCCTCCTACAATATAGGACTCAACTTCCGTTTCTTGTGGTGCCACTTGAAGTCCTTTTGAAGAAATCCAATGCTCTGTCCAGGGAAGAGGATTATTTTTTGCGGAAATATCATAAATTGGTTTGAGACCAATTGCTTTCATTCTACGATTACAAATCCATTCAACATATTGCTGAAGAAGTTTATCATTTAGACCAATCATAGAACCATTTTTGAATAGATATTCTGCCCAAATTTTTTCCTGATTTACTGCAAGTTCAAAAGAATTAGTCAACCAAGATTCCTCTTCTTTTGCAATTTGAAGCATTTCAGAGTCATCACCTTCTTTCCACTTATTTAGAATATTCTGGGTAATTACTAAGTGCTGATTTTCGTCCCTTGCGATTAGGGAAATAATCTTTGCACTACCTTCCATAAGTTTCAGTTCACCAAAAGCAAAACTGCAAGCAAAACTAACGTAGAAACGAATACCCTCAAGGATATTAACATTTGCTACTGCACGATATAATTTGCGTTTGAGTTCATACCTTTCAGACTTTCCTAGAGGAACGCCTTCGTTTGCATACTTCCATAGTTTGGAAGTATCATACTGATGGGCACTGCCAATAAAATCGTTATATGCTTCAGTTACAGTATATGCCCTTTCAAGGATTCTCTCATCTCTGAGAATAGTATCAAAAACATCTGATGGGTCAGCGTAGACATTCTTGATAATATAAGTGTATGAACGGGAGTGAATCATTTCCATAAACTCCCAAACTTTCATACATGCCTCAAGTTCTGGGAGTGAGCAATAAGGTGCAAATGCCATTCCAGGACCACGACCCTGAACAGAATCGAGCATAACCTGATACTTCAAATTAGAAGTAAAGATATGCTTTTGTTCGGGTCGTAGTGTTTGATAGTCTGCCCTATCTTTTTGAAGGGAGACCTCTTCAGGTCTCCAAAAATATCCCAATTGTTGGGTTGTAAGTTTATCAAAGATAGGATACTTATAAGAATCGTATCTTTGAAGACCTAGAGGTTTTCCAAAAAACATGGGTTGTTTTTTGGTATTAACCTCTTCGGAATTAAATACAGTCATTGAATTTACTTTTTGGTTTGTGTAGGCAGAATCTACCTTAAATTGCACATGAGTCACAGGATTCTTCTCCGGAACTAGTTAATTCTTCAAGTAATGCATTAAGTTTGTTTTTAGTCTCTTCAACTACTTCATCAGTCTTGATATCATAAGTGTTTTGGTAATACGAAGTCTTCCAACCATACTTGTATGTAGTTAGAAAATCTTGTGCCATTACGCTAACAGGAACTTCATTATTGGGATAATTTTCTGGATTATATGACCAGTTTCCAGAAATCGCTTGATCGAAGAATTTCTGCATAACAGCAACAATATTAATATAACCACGATTGCTAGGCATATCCCAAAGAAGCGTATAATTGTTCTTAAGTGTTTGATACTGTGGAACAATTTGCTTAAGAGGACCTTTCTTCGACTTTTTAATGGACAAGTAGTCTCTAGGTGGTTCGATTCCATTGGTTGCATTTGACACAACGGAACTGCTCTCCGATGGCATTTGTGCGGACAATGTGCTGTTTCGTACCCCATACCGCTTAACATCTTCCCTAAGGCTATCCCAATCATATTTTAAATCATTTGGTACGATTTCGTCAACATCTTTCTTATATGTGTCGATAGGTAGAATTCCTTGTGAATATTTTGTACGATGACTATATTCACAAGCACCCTTCTCTTTAGCAAGATTTACAGTTGATTTAATGAGATAATACTGAAATGCTTCGGTAAGTTCGTGAACTAGTTCCCATGCCTTTGGATCATCGTATTTGACACCATGCTTAGCAAGATAGTGGGCAAGACCAATATAACCGATACCAAGGGACCTACGGGACTTTGTAGCGATTTCTGCTGCCTTAACTGGGTATCCTTGAAAATCAATCAGTTCATCAAGAGCACGAACTGAAAGGTCACACAGAGACTCAAGATCATCTAGTGCTTTGATTTTTCCAAGATTTACCGCAGAAAGAATACAAAGTGCAATTTCTCCAGATTGATCATCAATATGATTTAGTGGACGAGTTGGGAGAGTAATTTCTTGGCAGAGATTACTCATTTCAACTTTATCAAGGAAAGAACTATGAGAGTTGCAGTGGTCGATATTCATAATGTAAATACGACCAGTTTCAGCACGTTCTTTCAGAAGATCCAGAATGAGTCCTTGAGCACGGACAGTTTTTCTTGGAATAGATGGATTTCGTTCATAATCCACATATAAAGAGTCAAATCTATCAGTGCCAAAAGCATCATAAAGACCAGGAACATCGTGCGGGGAGAACAGTGTAATGTCTCCATTTTGGATGAATCGTTCATAGAAGAGTTTACTGATTTGAATAGAGTAGTCTAGTTTACGAACACGGTTATCTTCGGTTCCTTTATTATTTTTTAGAACCAGAATATCTTCTATTTCTTGGTGCCAGATT